GCTTACTACAAGTGCTACTACGACCACAACAACCATGACTGTTCATGATGCAACAGTTGTAGGTCGTGGTTATATTCAAGTTGATGATGAAATTGTATTTGTTAACAATACAGATAACATTGCTAACACTTTAACCATATCGCCTTGGGGTAGAGCACAGCGTGGTACTACTGCAGCAGCACATAGTGCTAATGCAAAGGTAACAATAAGTCCATTGTTTCCTCGTCAAGAAATTAAAAATGCTATTAACGACACTATCAATGCAATGTATCCATCAGTCTTTGCTGTTGGTTCTTATGACTTTGATTATGTAGCAGCAAGATTTTCTTATTCAATTCCTGCTGCAGTAGAAAATATTTTAAGCATAACTTATTCTATTGTAGGTCCATCTAAAGAGTGGTTTCCTGCTCGTGGCTGGCAAATAGATAGAACTGCAGATACTGATGCTTTTAGTAATGGCAAAAGTGTTTCAATTTATTCTGAGATTGTTCCTGGGCAAACAGTCCATGTTGTTTATAGTAAGCGCCCAACGCTGTTAAGTGATAACAGTGATGATTATGAAACTGTAACTGGTTTCCCATCATACTCAGAGGATGTAGTTATTTATGGTGCAGCCTTCCGTATGATTTCATTTTTGGACCCATCACGCCTTGGTCCTCAATCTGCATCAGCAGATATTTTAGATGGCGTAAGACCTACAGGTTCTGGTCAAAACACAGCCAGATTCTTGTACAACATTTATCAACAGCGTTTAAACGAAGTTGCGGATAATCAACGCCGTCAACACCCAATTCGCTCCCACTATCAGAGATAAGGTAAACAATGGCAGCAGGCGACCCAGGTACCCCGAAGCGGAATTTCTCCTCAACCGCAGTTGAAACTTCGCTACAGTCATCTATTCCCGCACAATCACAAGGACAGTCCAACACATCTTTTATTGTTGCATCAGTTAGCGGTTTCCCATCAGTTCCATTTACACTTATTGTTGACCCAGATACTTCTAAAGAAGAAGTTGTAACGGTTACTGCTGCCAGTAGCACAACACTTACCGTAACTCGTGGTGAAGATAGCACTCAGGCTGTAGCACACTCTGCTGGTGCAGTTGTAAGGCATGGTGTATCTGGTCGTGATTTCCGTGAAGAACAAACACATATTGCTGCTCGTGGTTATGATGCAGACCAAGCAATTCTTGACCTTGCAAATCAAACACATGTTCATGGTTTAGCAAGTGGCGATGGTAGCGTTGTAGGTACAACTAAAACTCAGACTCTTACTAATAAAACTTTAACATCTCCAATTATTACTGGTGGACAAGTTGGCGATACTGGTATTACTTTTGAAGGTGCAACTGGTGATGCCTACGAAACTTTCCTAGCAGTAACAGACCCAACTGCTGATAGAACAGTTACTATTCCTGATGCTACAGGTAATATTGTTCTTGATACTCTTGCTCAAACATTAACCAATAAAACTTTAACTAGTCCTACTATCTCAGGCTCACCAGTTATTACTGGCTTATCTAGCGCAGGTATGGTTTCATCATCTGCTACTCCAAAAGATTATGTAGATAGCATTTTAGGTTCAGCAACTGCTGCTGCTACAAGCGCAGCCTCTGCTGCAGCCAGTGCAACCGCAGCAGCAACCTCTGCTACAAGTGCATCTAACAGCGCTTCTGCTGCTGCTACTTCAGCATCAAGCGCAAGCACATCAGCAACAGATGCTGCAGCCTCTGCATCATCTGCTTCTACTCAAGCAACAAATGCTTCTAATTATGCAAGTGCAGCAGCCACCAGTGCAACTAGCGCAGCAACCAGCGCAACAAGTGCTGCTGCCTCTGCAACTGCTGCTGCTAACTCAGTAGCCACTATTGCAAGTTATGCAACCTCTGCTGCTAACTCAGCCTCGGCTGCTGCAACAAGCGCTACTAGCGCTGCTGCAAGTGCTACTGCTGCTGCAACTTCTGCTACATCTGCTGCAGCAAGTGCAACGGCTGCTGCCACATCAGCATCTAGCGCTTCTACATCTGCATCATCTGCTTTGACATCTGCCAACTCTGCTGCAGTAAGCGCAGCGAGTGCTGCTGCTGCAGTAACTACTGCAATTCAAGCAAGCATTATTGATGCTAAGGGTGATTTAATTGTTGGTAGTGCTGCAGATACCGCAGCCCGTTTAGGTGTAGGAACTGACGGATATATTCTTACTGCTTCAAGTACTGCTACTAATGGTCTTACTTGGTCAGCAGCCCCTGCTGGTTATTTAGCGCCAACTATTGGTTCTACATTAATTAGTTCTGGAACTACAGTATCTACAATCACTGCAGTTACTTTAGATAGTGCAACTCTTTCTGGAACTTTAACTGCTGGTGCAACATCGGGAACAAACGGATATTTACTTACCTCTACTGGAACTGGAGTCCAATGGGCTGCTGCTCCTGTAAGTTTGCCATCTCAAACTGGTAATACTGGTAAGTTGCTTACAACCGAGGGCACCACTGCTTCTTGGGCAGGTGCTGCTCCGATGGCACAAACAACTGAGCCAGCAACTTTAATTGATGGTTTGATTTGGGTTGATACTGATGCAACCGTAGTCGGTCAACAGATGACCCGTTGGTCAAAGGCTCCTACTGGTGGAACTACCACTTTGTCTGGATTAGATGACAACAATGTAACTTTAAGTTACACAGTAGGTTATGAGCAGGTATACCGAAATGGTGTGTTGTTATCAAGAACCAATGATTACACAGCAACCAACGGAACAAGTGTTGTATTAGTTGATGCTACAATTACTGGCGATATTATTGAAATCTTTGCCAGTGCAGTATTAGCCTTAACTGATGTATACACACAGGCTCAAGTAAATACTTTAGTAAATGACAATTACACACTAGTCCTAATGGGCGCAATCTAAGAAAGGTAGTAACTAATGGCTACAACTTCTAAAATCCTCTTTAGAGGAGCAGCATCAACATCAAGCACAACCCTATATACAGTACCTTCAGCAACTACAACTGTAGTAACTGATATTGTTGTTACCAATACAGCATCAGCAAATGGTACTTATGAACTACTACTTAACGATGTAGTACTTGCTAAGACAGTAACTGTTGGTGCCAATGACTCAACCATCATACAGTTAAAACAACCACTAACTGCAACTCAAACTATTAAAGGTTTAGCCTCTGCTACAACCATCAACTTCCATATCAGTGGAGTGGAGATAGCCTAACTATGGCTGTATATAAACTTACGGGTAGTTCTGTTTTAAATGGTAGAACTGAATATTCTAGTTTCTTGGCTGGTAATCCTGTATTTATTCCAACATCTTACGAATCTATTGCAACTGCTATTGGTACTGGTGCAAGTGGCGTTGTTACTTTTAATTCTATACCTGCAACTTATACTCATTTACAAATTAGAATTTTAGGTTTGCAAAGCACTGGTTCTGATGTTTTCATAAAAGTAAACTCTGATGCTGGAGTTAGAGGTCATTGGTTAATGGGTAATGGTGCAACTGCAACCGCTGGTAGTGAAACTGGTACAGGTGATGGACAATACTTTGGCACATTTGGTTGGGGCGCAACTTATCCCGCCGCTTATATTGTAGATGTACTGGATTATGCAAACACAAATAAAGCCAAGACAGTTAGGTCTTTAGGTGGTTATGATGCTAACGGCTCGGGCAGAATTAATTTAATTTCAAGTTTATTTACAACCACTTCGGCAATTACTAGCATTACATTTACGGCTAGCACAAATTATACAACTAACGCACACTTCGCCCTCTACGGAATTAAGGGAGCATAACAATGGCTGCTGGCACAACATACGAACCAATAGCAACTACTACTGGCACTGGTTCATCAACGCAAATAACATTTAACTCAATACCTCAGACTTATACTGATTTAATTTTAATGTGTAGTGACATAAATGTACAAACCCAAGATGGTGGTTTACGATTTAATAGTGATAGTGGAAGTAATTATAGTAGAACTGTTATGTTTGCGGATTTATCTGGTGGTACTACACAATCTTTTCGTAACTCAAATCAAACACAAGGCTATACAATATATAGAGACCTTGCTTCAACAACAGATAAATTAGTTTATGCTGTTACTCATATAATGAATTATACTAATGCCACTACTAATAAAACTTTTTTAACTAGAACTACAACTGTAGGTGGAAGTGGTCCAAATACTACTATGGAAATTGTAGGATTATGGCGTGCAACTCCTGCAGCAATTAGTCGAATAGATATTTTTAGTGGACTTGCAAATTTTAGTACAACTTGTAAATTTACTTTATACGGAATAACCGCTGCTTAGAAAGGCACAATGGCAAATACATATCAATTAATAGAAAGTAAAACTTTAAGTAGTGCAGTTGCTAGTGTTACTTTTTCTTCAATACCGCAAACTTATGCTCATTTACAATTATTTATGTCTACTAGGGCTACTCAAAATGTAGGTAGAGAACAAATATTTATTAGTCCAAATGCTTCTACGACTAATAATGCCCGAATAGTAGGGTTTGGATATGATAATGCATTAGTTGCCTCTGGAACTGGAACTGATAGATTATTTTGTTGGCAACCTGGTAACAGTACAACTGCTAATACATTTTCAAATATTTCTGCTCATTTTTTAAATTACACATCAAGCAATTACAAATTGTATGGTGGAGAATCAGTTGCAGAGAATAATAGCAGTACTTCTTGGATTATTAATATAAATGATACATTGTGGTCTGATACAGCAGCGATAACATCTATAAAAATTGACTGTGAGACTTCTACATTTGCGGTTAATTCAACATTTTACTTATATGGAATCAAGAACTCATAACTAACTAAGGAGAAACAATGCCAAACCCAACTAAACTAATCGTGGATTGTTCCACAGGAGTAACTACTGAGGTAGAACTTACCGATGCAGAGGTTGCCCAACGAGAAGTAGACGCAGCAGCAGCGGCTGCTCGCAGAGCAGAAGAAGAAGCAGCAGAGGCAGCCAAGGCTGCAGCCAAAGCAAGTGCTGAGGCAAAGTTAGCAGCACTAGGTTTGTCTGCTGACGAAATCGCAGCACTGTAATACTCGTAACTATTTAAAGGAGCACTGTGGCTGGTCGTGATATAACCGAATCGTTACCCCTCAATGTTGGTAACCCCGGTATTGCTGGTTTTTGGATAAATAACGCAGAAGACTATGACGTTGCTATTGGTGGAGAACCTTTCATTTTGGCACCTACGGATGTTAATCCGTATCAAAGAGAAACTGCGCCTTATCGTAAAGATCAGTTTGACAACTCCAAAGAACCAGGAGAGCAATCTCTAACTGGTTGGTGGATTCGTTCTCAATCATCATTTCATGGTGGTACTGGCATTAAGTTTTATGATCCAACTTCAGGAGAATCTACTAACTACAGATTTACCGACTCTCAAGGTGTAGATGTTTGGACAAAGGGACAGGTATCTTTATTAAATGATGTTTATGAAAACCATGAAGTAACTACTGCCCTACAAGCAAATGGTAAGCCTAGTCAGCATGTTCGTTCTATTAGATATAGCGACAGAGATGCCGTATTGCTTCATGATGGATATGATGTAGATAAAGTTTATCAACCTATAACAGCCTCTGTCAGCAATAAAGCCTTAACCTCAAACGTGGCTACATTAACTACCTCTGCTGCTCATGGTCTTTCAGTAGGTATGGAAGTAGTGATTACTGGTGTAGATGCTACCTTTAATGGTACTTATACTATTACTACAGTACCTACAACTACAACATTTACCTACGCTAAAACTGCAACTAATGTAACTTCTGCAGCAGTATCTCCAGTAGGAAGTGCTACAAGCAGTTTAACACATTTTATTGATTACAACTCTGGTTCAGCAGAACCTGTATATGGTATCTGCGATGATGGCACATATGCCTATTGGGTAACCAATACACCGCAAGGTGGTGCGTCAAAATTGCATATGTACAAGAAGCCTTTAACGGGAAATTCTAGCGATACATCTGATGTCGTTACTATGTTTTATGCTACGGGAACTACCGTAACAGATGCTCTATTAGAGTATGTAAAAGATCGCATAGTCATGTCAGTTAATAATAAAATTTTTGAGGTAGCGCCTGATGCAACCGCTCTACCCACTGCTCTTTATACAAACCCTGTAACTACTTATGTTTATACAGGTATTACTGCTTCGGGTCCTGCTATTTATACCGCTGGACACAATGCTATACATTCGACTATTCAAAAGTATACCCTGAGTAACACATCTGGCTCTATGCCAACATTGACTTCGGCAATCGTATCTGCTGAGTTTCCTCCTGGTGAAATTGTTTATGACATTTACTACTACTTAGGATATATGCTGATCGGCACCAATAAAGGTGTCCGTGTTGGCATTGTAAATGACCAAGATGGTTCTATATCTTATGGTCCGCTTATTGTGGAAACATCACAGCCTTGCTATGACTTCGCTGCTCGTGATCGTTTTGTATGGTGTGCTACAGGTATTGGTTCATTAGATGCTGGTCTTATCCGCATTGATTTAAGTACTTCTGTAGAGGGTGAATCCTTGAGATTTGCTTATGCTAATGATCTACAATATACCCAAACAACAGAACACTACACTACTGGTGTGGCTTTCTTTGGAACTAGTAATAATCTAGCATTTTGTACAACCTATAACTCTACTAATGGACACGTATACAGAGAGTTACCTAGTGTTAAAAAATCTAGTGGCTACCTAACTACAGGTGCTATTCGTTATGGAACACTAGAACCTAAGAACTATAAATTCATTCGTGGCCGTGGTATATTTGCTAATGGTGCTATGGATATAGCAACTGTTGATTCAAACAATAATACCTATGCAGTTATCACATATAACTCTTCTATTGGTACCCCTGAGGCTGCTACAAACAGTCCAGAAGGACCACAGGAGTTTATATCCTATAAATTTACGCTCTCACGTAGCGCAAGCAATACCAGTCTTGGCCCAACTTTCAAGGGCTTTCAGGCAAAATCTCTTCCAGCGACTAAGCGCCAACGGTTGATTCAGTTCCCTGTTTGGTGTTATGACGTGGAAACCGATAGATACAATGTACTGGCTGGATATGAAGGCCGTGCTTGGGAGCGTATCCAAAAGTTAGAAGATATAGAAGCCGCTGGAGATATTATTAATGTTCAAGACTTTACAACTGGAGAAAGGGTTCAAGCCTTGGTAGAGAAAGTATCATTTACACGTAAGACGCCACCTAGTGCTCGCTATGATGGGTTTGGCGGTTTATTAACTATCACAGTTAGAACGGTCTTATAATGTCAGCGCAAGATTGGGCAGCATTTGCAGTAGCCATAACCACATTATTTGGTTCTTTAGCATTAGGTGTAAGACACTTAGTTAAATACTATTTATCTGAACTTAAGCAAAATGGTGGCTCTAGTATCAAGGACCAGGTTAACCGACTAGAGGAAAAGGTAGACACCCTCTACCAGATTTTGATTCAAAATGGAAGACAATAACTGTCAGAATTGTGGCTGTGAGCCACATGATATATGCTGGCCTAAGCAAAATGAATTAAGAGAAAAGTGGTTACAAGATAACCCTGATGCTGGATTCAATGGATGGTGGTCAATATGATGGTAGTAGACATAGCCAAGTCACAACTTGGATACAAAGAAGTAGGCAGTAACAACAATAATATGTACGGCAAATGGTATGGTGCTAATAACCAACCTTGGTGTGCAATGTTTGTATCTTGGGTGTTTGATAAAGCAGGGATAGTATCCAAGGTGGCAGCACAGACCCGTAAAGGATTTGCATCATGCGATGCGGGACTTAAGTGGTTTACTAAAAAAGGCAAGATAGTCCCAGTTGGCAAGGCTCAACCTGGTGATATAGTATTCTTCCAGTTCGATAGTGACGCACAGCCTGACCATGTTGGGATATGCGCCAGTAACGATGGAAAAAAATACCTTACGGTCTATGAGGGTAATACCTCTAGTGGCAGTAAAGGTAGTCAGTCAAATGGAGATGGTGTGTATCTTAGGAAACGTGCCTACTCCCTAGTAATGGGCGTTGCACGCCCTTAAAGGATGGATATGAAAGATCTAATTGCTAAATTGAAAAGCAAGAAAAGTAAGGCTGCATTTAAGTCTTATCTACGTGCTGTTCTAGCATCAGCAGTAACTATGGGATTAGCACTCGCTGCTGACCTCACTCCTGAGTATGCAATCCTAATCGGCTCTATAGCAGGACCTTTGGCTAAATGGGCAGATAAGACCGAAAAAGAGTATGGCTTGGGTACCAAATAAATACCCCTAAATAGCCTTTAAAGGCCGTTTTAAGACACGAAGTCCCCCTACCTAAGGTAACCACCCTAGGACAGGGGGCTTTTTGTCGTTTTGCACGATTTATAATTTTAATATATCTTACCCCTGCGGGAAACCGTGGGGCAGAAACTTCAATTGACGGGTGACGGCAAAAGCCTAACCAGCCTCCCTGACCACTCATAATTTTTATGGGGGGTAGGGGGGCATTTCTTAATTTCAGGGTTCAGGCAGGGTTCGATTGGCGATAGCCAATAGGGTGTGGTAGGGTTCTGTTATGAACGAATTACCTAAACATATATCCTATTCCTCTCTTGGAACTTATCAAGAGTGTGGATGGAAGTACAACTTAACAAAACTACAAGGCGTACCCGAGAAACATGCTGTCTGGTTTACGGGTGGGTCTGCTGTCCATAGGGCTACCGAGATGTATGATCTAAATCCTGGGTTTGCCGAAACTATTTGGAATGATGCTTGGTTTCAACAAGTAAAAGAAGATGAAGAACTAAACGGAGATATGCTTTCTTGGGAATACGCCAAGAGGGAAGATATGTCTTGGTGGTACGGAGAAGGTTTATGGATGCTAGAACGTTGGATAGAGTTTCGTTCCAATGGGTGGGGTGTCTATAAGGACTACATCGAAAAACAGTATGAGGTTCCTTTGGTAGATACTGTTGTAAAGATGGCCATTGACCGAGTGATGACGGATTACGATGGCAAGATAGTCCTTTTAGACATTAAGACAGGGGCGTCATCTCAAAGACACCCACTTCAACTTGCAACTTATGCGTGGGCTTTGCGCAAGATGGATGGCCTTGAAGTGGACAAAGCAGGTTTTTGGGATGCACGCACTGGTCATGTAACCACTTGGAGTCTAGAACATCTTGCTACTCAAGAGGTAGAACACATTTACTCTGAATTTGATAGAGCACGCAAGGCTGAAATATTCTTGCCCAATTTGTCCAATTGTGGACGTTGTGGTGTGCTATCCTACTGTAAGTTTATGAATGGTAAATACACAGAAAAGGAGAAAAACAATGGCTAATGCTAACTTCCAAGTTAGTAGTAAGTTGCCAGATGGTCGCATCTTTGTGATCGCTGGTGATAGTGCCGATGAGTTCAAGCAAAACTTGACTCATATATTAGGTGATGTCGGGGCTGAGAATTTAATCTCAACCATGGCAGCATCCGTAGAGGGAGCACCTGCTTCATATGAAGAGGCAGTTGGCAACCTTGCAAAAGGTCTAGGTGCTAGACCAGTATCAAGCCCAACACAAACATTTACACCAAGTACTGGACCATCAGGTCGTTCTTGTAAGCATGGTGAGATGACAAAACGTACAGGTGCTGGTGCTAAAGGACCATGGAAAGCATTCATGTGTCCATCACCAAAGGGTA